TAGTTATTGTCCGTTGCAATCGTGCGGATCGACTCGATAACCGCATCCATTGTCGCCCAGTCGGCTGCGCTATCCTGCCATTGCGTCGAGTCATCCCAAGTCTGCGTGTCATCCCATACATTTTGCGCGTATCCCGTAATGTTAAGCACCTTGATGGTGGACAGATCCGTATTAATATCTTCCGCAGCTCTGAATACCAGGCTCCCCTCGTAGTGCAGGACCGATCGCTCGGCGTATATTTTTGCCGCCAATCCTTCCGGCGGAGTTTCCGCCTCAACGTATGATGATGCAGTACACCGGCGGTATGTTTTACTCTCGGCATCCGTGAGCACTACTTTGATTGCGACCGGATAGTTGGTTACCTGTTTTCCCGAGGGCAGTTTCCCGGTAACTTTCGCCGTAAATTCCGCCTCCACCGTTGTTTTTTCCGTCCACTCCGGCACCGTGCCGCTAACCAGGATATTGGGATATGTATCTCTTTCCGGCGGGACGTCGACATCCGTAATATCCAGCTCTGTCATCTGTGACAATCCCGGTAAATATGTCACCCAGAAATCATTAGAGTTAGGATCGTATCCGCTATCCACCTCGACCTTTTGCTCCTGCTCGGCATAGGTGCTCTCTACGCCATATAGATTAATGGTCTGCTTAAGGACATTAACGCCCGTTGTCGCGCCGGCCGAATCCTGTTGCACCGTTGTCCAGGTCTCGCCACCGACATTATGGGTCAGCTCATAATTGATCACTACGCCATCAACCAACAGATCATTGCGCGGAGATATCGAGAGACCATTATCCGCCAGATCGCGCAAGGCATCGACCATAATAGACTCCGCGTTTTCCCGCTTGACGAATCTGATTTTCGGCCGCGCTCCAATATACTCAACCCCCGTGGCGACCGATGGCATCCAATTAAGCAGGTTGCGGATGGCCTCATAACATGATATATCCACATACTCAGAATCCGGCGGCACCGTATCCATTGCGTCGATATCCGCCATATCATACATGAGATTTACCCCGGCCGACACCGCAAAATCCAATATATCTTTTATCGCCGCGCCGACCGTGATCCGGTTATCGTCAATGTCTCGTCCCAGGATCACCCGGCCCTTGTAATAGGTGTCCGTCGCATTCTTATGCCAGTCCTGCTCATAGATCAATCTCGACAATGTCCACAATACATTCGCCGCGGTGTAAGACCGGTTTTCCAATCCCCCTCCGGGTAATCCTACCCGGGGATTGGATACGCAGGTGCCGATAAAGACAGAGGTATAATCCTTGTATAGTATAATCCTATCGCCATAAGAGGCAATTGGCTTTCGGTTCGGTGGGACAGGTCGCTCGTACAAGATTAATTGATCCGCGGCAAGGTTGACCTGGTTAAGCTCATAACGGCGGATTCCCCATTCTTTAAGCGCTTTGGTCTCGCCGCCGATCTGGAGTGTATAATTGCTGCTCATCGCTCATTGGCCAATTGTGCTTTTAGGGTTTTGATTTCTTCCGTCGCTGTGCGCATGTAGCTGAGCGCCTCGCGCGTATAACTTCGCGATGCGCTGACCAGGGCGGTCGTATTATCCGGACCCGTTGCGGGTTCCGCTCGCCCGATTCCCAGTCGCTCCTCGCGCTCGCGCCATAATCTTTGTTGCCAGGTTTCCTTTCGTTCCGGTTGCTCCGCCGCAATCGGTCCGGCCGACGCGGTAATACTCCGCATTTCGGTCGAGATTGCTCTTTCATCTTCCCGTTTTTTCGTTTGTCGCCTGCGCTCTAACTCAATTTCCGCCTCGCGCGCCTTAATCTGTGTCTGGAAAAATTCCGGCGTCCCATACTTCCCGGCCCGCGCAAGCTCGTCCAACTTGGCGTATAATTTTCCGACCGTGTCTTCCAGGCTTTCCATCATCTGTTCCGGAGTCGAAAGCATCTCCCAGTAACGTTTATTGAGTCCTTCCAGGCGGGATTCCAGGACTTCTATTACCGAGCTATTATCCGTTAATGCTGCCGTATGCTCATCGGCCGCGGCTGCGGCTTCCCGGTCCGCATCCGCCAATTCTTTTTTTCGTTCTGCCAGCCTGGCGATTTTTTCTTCCAGCCGCTGAATTTCTCTTTCCGCTGCCGATGTGTCGGCTTTTAACTTGATTTTCCCCTGATATACCCCATAAGTATATGTCTGCCAGGTATAAGCATTTTTTATATATTCTTTTAATTCTTCTATTTTTTTCTTCGATTCTTCAATTTCCCAGTCGATATCCTCAAAAATTCCCAGCCGGCGTCCGACTTTAAAAACCAACTTTCCAAAAAAAATCCTAATTTTCTGTTTAAATGCCTCGATTTGATCCCACATCCGGTCAAATTCATTGACCGTTTCTTCTCTCATGATTCGGCCGGATTCGCTCATGATTTTGCTCAATCGCTCAAATCCATCTGTCCCGAGTCGCTCAAATACTTCACGCAGCTTAACCCCGCGCATCCCGATAATATCCATAACGGCGCTATATGCCCTGGCCCGGTCTTCCGCCAATACCATCGCCCGGCCCAGCATCTCAAATTGTTGCTCCGGAGACAATCGGCGGAATTCCTCTATGTTGATCCCAAGTGCATCAAAGGCCCGGATGTAAGTGGTAACGCCATAGGTGGCATCATTGGCCGACTTTTGGATTTTGGTCAGCGCGCGGGTCAGGGTGTTCATCTCGACTCCCGCGTCGCGCGCCAACTCCCGCAGTATCTGATATTCTTCGATTCCGATCCGCGCCGCGGTCGCAGCATCACTTAATGCCGATCCCTGCTCGATAATCGATTTAGTTAGCGCGGTGATGCCCGCGCTAAGACCGCCAACGCCGAGCATCGCCCCAAACCCCCGGTAAAACCGGGAAGTTGCGGCAGACAGGCCGGTCAGATTTTTCTTGACCGATGCAAACGCGCGGCCGGTTTTGTCGGTCGCGGTTATCGGTATGTTGGCCTCATTGCCTCTTAACATTTTCCCTCCTGATTTTTATGCGGGCCACCCACATTAAAAATTCTGCCACCGGGAAATCCATAATCTCCAAGGCCGATTTGCCGAGCATCTCGGCCACGTCATCCAGGGTAAACGCCGGCTTCCCGTCCGGCAACCGGGCCTTCATGATGAGCACCCGCGCGTGATAATCGTCGCGGTATTGATCCAGCTCAATGCGCTCGGCGACGGTCACCGGGTCAAAATATAATATGCAGGGCTTGCCGGGCTCGCTCCACTCCGGCACTTCAACGGATTGATTTTTCAGCGCGTTAAAATGCCGCCGGATGGCAGATTCCAATGGCGTGTGTTCGATTTTCCCGCGGATCGAATTGGGCTGAACAGGAAAACTGGCATTTTTGGGGGGTTGCATGACACAATCCTCATTATGAGCTTATACTCTCAACCACAAGTTCGCCGGTGCCCTGGAAATCAAAAGAAATATCAACCGCGCTACCCATTTCGACTTCCACGCCGCGACTAGTAATAATTCCGCTGCCGGAGATCTTTTCCAGACCGGAAGTTTCCCCTTCGGGGTAAAGCTCAAAGAGAATTACCGTCCCTGCTCTCAACAATTGCTGTTGAGCAATCAATGAATCCTTGCGGCATGTAATCGACCCGCTAAAGGTTTGCTTAACGGGCTTGTGCTCTTCCCAAGTGTCGCCCATGGCATCACACTGCACGGTTGTGGCGGTCTCCGTGACGCTGAAGCTTACCACTTGGGCTAATTCCGACGGAGTCCCGCCTTCTGTATCGACTTTCACCACTCCGTTATTGCCAATATATTTTGCCATTTTTTAGCCTCCATTATTTTTGTTTCCAATTCCTGGAAAATCAATTCCAGTCATTGGAAAATTGTTACGAGTTGGTTATATTCTGATCCTTATCATGCATATACTTTTTCAATCGTTTCCAGCCGTCCTTTTCGGATTTTCATCACTGCGTGCCCTAGCTCAATCGGATCATATCCGGCGCGCTCGGCATAACTGTCAACTCCAATCCTATACATCTTAATGTATGATCCCGTGTTAACGTACCATCGACGGTCGGGCTCTATGTAATCCGCTGCGCCATCTCCTTGGGATAGATATGTCTGGTTGATACTTTCCCCGTCATCCTGGAGAATTAATTTTTTTGTTGGCGGCACCACGATCAGCTTGTGCGTATGTCCCATCGCCATGACCAGGCAATCGCCGGCCTTCTTGGCCAGGGCTCTTTTCAGCTTGGCCATCAGGTTGGCCTGCTGTTGCTCTTCATCTTTGGCCTGGCTGTACATGCGCAGATTGCGGTACCCGTGCACCAGGAACATCTTAAGCACCTGCCGGTCTCCGGTCATTAATCTTAGCTTGCAGGTCCAGGTGCCATATGGAATTCCCAATTCTTTGCAGACGATATCCCGGGTCAGATTGCCAAACCGCTGCAATTTTTCTGGGTGGTTGCCCCATAGCCAGACCAGGCCGCGGGTGCGTACCCGCCGAAATTGATCCACTACCGCCTTGGCTTGTCTTAACGGGATAGGATCGACTCCGGGGATATGTTGATACCGCTTGTCATCTGTGCAGATTGCGTCAATCTCGTCGCCCATGTGGATAAAATATCGATTGCGTTTAGCTGCCACCCAATCCAGTGCAGCCTCAATGCCGTCATGATAACACGTTGCCGAGCCCTCGTGTGTATCACCCAAGAGGGCAATTTCGCATGTGGCCGGTATATTGCGGGTTAACAATCTCATAGTCGTACGCGTCGGCTGGGTATACAATCATTACGATTATGCGTTACATATCCTTTGTCATTATGCCC